GGAGCTTGAGCAAGTGCTGCGAGGGCCCATCCCAGCGTTGTGTCGTACCAACGCCAACAACGTCGAGCAGCTCATCGTCGATGGCCAGCTCAACGTCTGGTTCCCGGCCTGGCCACAGGACGTCGACCGTCAGGTCGTGCGCCCAGTTAGAAGACCCAGCGTGTGGGGGCACGCCGGGCTCCGTCTTGACGACGGAACTAGCCCTCAGCAGCTGGCGGTGCTCGCCCAGGACGTGATTGCGGCCAGCGTCACGTGGGGTGGAAACATCCGCTTATTCTGCGAGGAGCAGATAGCCGATTTCGGCTCCCTCGCTCGCGAGGCGTTCATAGACGCCGAAATTTTTGTGTCGCGAGCCACGACATCGTCGGATATCCGTGCGGATATCTTTGCGGTCATTGCCGACGCCATGCGGCGTAAATGGACCGATCCGGCTCACCGTGCCGGCGACGAAAACGTGTGGATCGTGGCCCCGGGGGTCACGCGAAAGGTTCTGACCCAGGTGTCGGCGGCGTGGAAAGCCCTTCCCGCCGAGTGGGAGATGAACGCAGGGCGTTGGGCTTACTTCCTGGCGCACGGTCTCGGGTTCTGGCCCGGGATTAGCTCGGACATGCCGCAGTTCGAGATGACCTCGCGCGACCTGCACGCCTTGGTTAACCATCTCACGGTGCAGAGGGCGCCGGGATGTCTGCCCAACGGGGCGGACGCTGTGGGGAACCGTGCGGGGATATCCACGCTCCTCACCTCCCCGTGGGAGGTGCGCTTGGCCGCAGTAGCCGGCCTGATCCGGGAGGCATCTCCCGTTTTTAACGTGCGATGCACGTACCTTCCGGGGCCGGGCGGCCTCTCTCGAATGCTGAAGTTTTCGGCTCTGAGACTCGCCCGCGGGTACGACGCTACGGGCGGTGCGGTCTTCGGATTGCCGCTGAACCTGGCGCTTGCTGGCGAGATGTCGCGCAGCATGGCGGTGATGGCAAAACTTGCCTTCGCCGATGCCTACTCGGTGGTCGACGGCCGGTTCATCGGCTGGGTCTTCAGAGCGTCGTACTTGTACGAGGAGGCTCCCGTCCAGCCACCGGATCCAGACCAGCATTTCCAGGTTGGCACGCGTAAGCATTGGGGCTTATGCGGGCATCTGGAGGGCGCCGAGCCGGAGTGGGTGTCCTGGGGTGTGGACAAGACGCAGTTCGCTGCCTTGTCGAAGTGGAACACACTCCCGATTACGGAGGCCGTTCCCGCTTCGGACGTCGGGTTGCGTCTCGTGCACGCGCACGAGAGTAACGGAACGGTCCGTCTGGAGTGGCGGACGTTCTCCGGGGCGCGTCGTACGCACATCATCTCGGTGTATGGTGCGGCAGCGCGTATGGCCGCACGTGTGTGGTCGTTTACTTCCATTCCCCTCTACTGGTTGAGGTGTATGGAGGGTGAGCTCGTCGGGTCTCTTTCCGTACCCGACGGTTGGCAGTCGAACGTAGGCTTAGAGGTTACGTCCGTCGCTCCGGTTGCTCCTAAGGCAGCCGCAGTGTCGGATTTCTTCTAGGGCAGACGTACGACTGGTCTCGTCCGAACAGTGCTCAGGGGTCGCCGCTTCAAGGGGCAGGCGATCGTGTAGATCTGGACGGAATGAGACCTGGGACGCCCCCCAGCCTTGGGGGCTTGCATGTGTTGCGTGATATGTATAATGAATATATTTCTAGGTCTGGCTTGCGCGGTTTGTTGCACCGCATCCACACGTCAGTCGAGACGAAGTTCGGTCTACCCAGACGGATTCCTAATACCTGGGAGACGGCTTCGTTTTCGAAGAAGGACAACCAACTGTACCGCCGCGGTGTTAAGCACAGCGGGTTACGTTGGTGGGTTGAACAGCTCGGAGAAAAGTGGGGACACTCTTTGAGCCGGTATGAGTACCTGATCGGGGGTAGCAGAGGTGCGGCACTGCTTCGCAGTGTCGGGCCATTGTTACGCCGTGAATCTGAGGAGGTCACTATCGAAGTGGCGAAGGAAATCTCGAGGTTGTCCACCGAGTACGCCGTCTTGTGCGGTAAATCGGAGGCTGATTATCTCTTGGATCTCCACGTTTTGGCGGGGTATGATACCGTGCTGAATCGCGTGGATGTGATGAAGGATATCGAGAAGGAAATCGCTCGTGATTGTGATCCGCTTCCGAAGGGGTACGAACACCGGATGCAAGAGAAGATCCGCAAGATCGTGCTGGACAACTTCCGCTTCAAGAGTGATACCCCTGGTTTCAGGCGGTATGTGTCCTTTCGTGATGCGTGGAGCACACCCGGTGCAACTACACTGCCCGGCCGGCTCGAGTTGGCTACGGCTGATGGAGACTCCTTGCGAGTGAAAGGTAAGTTGGCGAGTTCGTTGTTATACTCTGACGACGAGTTGGTCCA